AGAGCCTTGCTCATAAAATCCCCAGCTTTCAATCCCCAATTTACACCTCCTAACTGTATTATAACATAATGGACAGAACTTGTCAATAGCTGGATAAATATTTTTATACTAATAGTATTATCTATCTTGAATACACTTAGCTTCAACTTGACTTCTAGGCTTACTTGTGCTATAATATATGGTAGAGGTGTCTAATGAATGAATCAGAGACTTATGAACTAGCCGAGTCCTTCCTACCCCGTTATGAGGATGGCAAGAAAGCCACCTATATGGCATATAAGGTGGCTAATTTCTCAACTAGGGAGGCTTGTGAACTCACACCAGTATCAGAGAGGATGGTTCGCAAGTGGCGTGCTGAGAGTCCAGAGTTTCGGTATCTAGATGGTGAAGGCCTCACTGAGGTTCGTAAGCGGTTTGCCAATGAATACTTAGACATGCAGTTTGGTAGGAACTTCCACCTCATACTACAAAAGGATTTCAGGCTTCTCTACAAAGCACTTACTCTTGGTGATGATGCCTTAACGGATAGAGAACATGCCTACCTCATCAAGGTTAGAAGTCATTACACACCACAAGCCTTAGCTATGATTAAGCAGATTCTTGGTGGTGGCTCCGTGGAGCAACCTTTTGATTTCACTAAACTTACCCTATCCATAAGGCGTGAACGTGAACAAATGGATGTAACGGTGGAACAATGACTGAACAATTATGTTCAAGGTGTGAGCAGCATGGTAGGCATAGCGTGATGCGTGTTACCTACCAGAATGACAACCAAACATTCTATAAATGCCCATATGAGGATTGTGGTCACATGATACTAATACAGGAGTTTGAGCGTAATAGTGAAAGAAAGCCCAAAGTTAAACAGTAGCACACCACAATGGTTCAAGGATTGGCATGCCTACCACTATTACCCATTCAGACAGGAGTTCAGGTTCTACAAAGCTCTGCAGTGGGTTATACTTGTGGCCATTATAGCAGCAATAGTACAGGAGTATTGCTTGAGGTAATATGGCAAGAGGTTATAGAGCTACACCAAGGCAACGTGTGTCTGGCAGGAAGAACCTTGTCAAGGCTCAAGTGAGTCGTATAGGCTTGAGGGGTCAGCATCATAAGAGGAGGCAACCATGGATATAAAAATACGACCGGCTATCCTCATCGTGTCATTGGGTATGATAGTAGCCTTGAACCTAATAATCTACGCCATTATCCTGGCCATACGTGGCAGCATATCCGTTGAAATGCTTACTGCTGTTATAGCCTTTGGTGGCACCATAACTACTGGGTTAGTAGCCATTACCACAAAGTTGGTAGAATCAGAGGAGAATGACAAATGACCATAACCTCTGTGACAAAAGACGGTGATGACATATCCTATGTAGAGGACGGAGTTACCAAAAAGCTCAGTGTCTCTGGCTCTGATGCCGTGGTGTCCTTCCCTATTGATAGCTGTGACCGTATTATCAATGTTTGGAGACAACAATCCGATGGGCACCTTATCATCACCTATATTGACACTAATGGTGATGAACAAGAGGTGGATATTGACCCAAATGCTGGTGGGACTACAACATTCCTAGGATTGACCGATGCACTATCATCATATTCTGGCTTAGGTGGCCAATATATTAAGGTCAAAGGTACAGAGGATGGTTTGGAGTCTGGCACTCCCGCTGGTTCTGGTGACATGGAGAAGACTACCTATGACACCAATGATGATGGCAAGGTAGATGCTGCTGATGATGCTGACACGGTAGGTGGTGAGGCTCCTGCTGCCTTTGAAGATGCCGGAACTGCTGCCGGTTTGATAGCTTCCCATGCCGATGACGATGATGCTCATCATGCAGTATTTACCACTACAGAGCATACAGCCATAGGTAACAATGCTCCCCACCATGCCAAGTATACCGATGCTGAGGCGATAGCAGCTGCCAAAACAGATCCCTTGCTGCTCAATTACACCCAGGGCGCCAGAGTTTACCATAATGAAGGAAGTCAATCGGTTTATCATGATACACCAAAATATTTAACATTCGATAGTGAAAGATATGATACTAATAATATCCATAGTACTACGGAGAATCCATCAAGGTTAACCTGTAATACTCCTGGTAAATATTTAATTAGTGCGCATCTACACTGGTCTAGTAATCCCACGGGTATAAGGTATATGAGGATTATGCTTAATGGAAGTATAATACTTGCAGCACATGGAATTTCACCCTGTATTACAGATGTTACTGTAATGGAAGTAACTACTATATATGAATTGGAACAGGGTGATTACGTTGAAGTACAAGTTATACAGCGTTCAGGGACTACTCTATTTGTTGAACCTATACCTAATGGCACCCCGGAATTTATGATGCAAAGAATAGGATAAACGAAAGGAAGGAGATATCACTGTGAGATGTACGATGAGGGATATCGTGGCTATATTAATGGGAGTACGTGGTACAACCAGTATTTAGACTTACAGGAAGGCGCACCACCGGCTTTTGTGCCAGCTCCACAGGTGATTATATTCTAGGAGAATAGTATGGCTATAGATACACATGCTTTAACGGCACTAATACAACTCCTGGCAGAGGCAAATAATGACTACCTCAGCAGAAATAGATGGGGTATAGGAGGTCTATATGGGTTGGAGTATAGATATAATTAGAGAAGAGTTGGAGGCTATGCCAGCCTTAACTCAAGGTGGTAGAGGGTTTACTCTTGAGCATCCAGGTTCAGAGGGTCTGAACCGGGTTGTACTAACCACTGAGATTGACCTACCCATTGGGACTAAGAGGGCCATATTAGCCAAATTCCCAGAGTTCGTTCACGTTGCGTTCCTTGTAGCCAAGGTATTAGAACATCCAGGAGAACAGTTAAGTGCCAACAGCGACCAGTGAAGATACATTCAGGGACTTGATAACCAACAAGCGTAGGTTCATTGAAACCTTACTTGTCATTGAGGATAAACAGCGCCGCCGTGTGCCATTCACCTACAACCCCATACAGACCGATGTAGACGCCACGGCTACTGGTATGGACATTTGGGTTAAGCCAAGTCAGGTTGGATTTAGTTCAGAAAGGATAGCAAATAGGTTGGTAGACACCCTTACGGCACCTGGCACCAATACTGTTCTAGTGGCTTATGAGGACTTTATCACAGAACGGTTGCTGAACAAGGTTACGTTTTACTACAATCACCTGGATACATTACATATACCAGGCTTCCCTGAAATGAGGCATAATAGTACATATGAAAAAACCTTTGAGTTTAAGGTTGATGGTGTCACCGTCAGTACCTCATCTATTTATATTGCCTCAGCTAGGAGCAAAACGGCCGGTCGTGCCGAGACTATCCACCATCTGTTGTTGGATGAACATGCCTTCTACATTGACTCAGCCACAGAGTCCATCATAGCACCGGCTATGGCTAGAGTCCCGCAACCAGGTGGCACGGTTGATTCCTTCTCCACACCAAATGGAGAGGAGAATGAATTCCATGAGTGGTATGTGGACGCTAGACAAGGTAAGTCCATATTCACCGCACACTTCTATGCTTGGTTCCAGCACCCAGAGTACACTATACCACTCGGTGACCCCAGAGTGGTTAGAGATATACCAGAGACACACAAAGCAGAGTTCAGCCTAACCTCCGATGAAGAGAGGGTAATGTTCACCAACCGGTTAACGTGGGGTCAAATCCGTTGGCGTCGTTGGATGAACAAGGTAATGGAGAGTCTCCGCAAGAAGGGTGAGAAGCGTACCCTGTTTTTGCAGGAGTTCCCTGAGGATGATGTGACTTGCTTCCTTGCTACTGGTGATATGTACTATGAGCCAGACTTTGTGGATAGGATTGCCAAAACCTGTTATGATGCACCACACAGATATAGTGGTTTGAATGTTTGGTACGAACCAGAGCAAGGCAAACAATACATGGTTATTGTTGACCCAGGACAAGCCAAAATCACCCAGTCTGTTGTTAGCGTCATTACCTTTGAGAAAGACCAGTTGGGTAACATCCATCCCAAGTGGTGTGCCCGAGACTCTGGTTGGTACTCCACCGAGCAGGAATACGAAAAGGCGTGTAAAGCCTCCGATTATTATAACCGAGCAACGTTAGTCTGGGAGGCTAACGGTCATGGATTTGGCTTTACTGTCCTAGCTAAGAACCGTCGTCCCATCTACTTTAGGAAGGACATGATTCAAGGATTACCAACCATGATGCCAGGATGGTACACAAGTGGTGGAAAGTCCGGCACCAAGGAATACATGCTGCAACAGGTGCACAAATACTTACCGGATATGGTGTGCCATGATATTGAACTGGTGCGGCAACTCCGCCACTTCCGGGATGTTGGTGGCAAGGTTGAAATAATTGGGCCTGACGACATCCACGACACATTAGCGATTGGTCTGGCTTGTTATGAGCCAAGACCACAGAAGCGTGGTTACATGGGTCGCTCAGGTAGACACTTAGATAGGAGGAGATAATGGCAAATAAACCGTGTCCAGGCAGTAAAATTCGTAGCGGTGGTCAAGGTAGAGGTCTTGGCCGTGGTAAGGGTAAGGGTCCGATAGGCAAACCTACTGGGAGGTAGATATGGCTAACTATGACATGAAAACTGCGGCTGGTCTAGACGCCAAGTGTAACTCCTTACGTAATAAGTGGGCTACCAGGACTAAAAAGTTCAAGGACTGGTATGACTTCATTGAGTTAAAGGATGAGCTAGCCCAAACTGGTCAAGAGTCCGTAGTGTCTAATGACCCTAGGACTGGCTATAATATTGGTCGCCATCTGCTGGTTACCGCCACAATAGCCCATCGCATATTGTCCGATGACCTTAATGCAGAGGAGATTACCGCATGTTCATACTTGGAGAGGTTCACCGAGAAGCGTTGGTCCGAGCATGAACGCCGGTATCGTGGCACAGCCAGGCAGGGCTTCCTGTGGGACATTGTGTCTTGGCTTATGGCTACCGGCTGGTACTCCATATTCTCTATTGTAGAGAAGGACAAGATATGGAGTGAGGTGTGGCACCCGTCCGAGACCTTCCCGGAGTACAGTGATGAAGGTTTAGTTGAGGTAGCCCATATATACCAAATATCAGCTAGTGCAGCTAACCTTAAAGCCAAACATATGGGTTGGACACTTAGGCAGCCTATAGTAAGTCCAACCACTATGTACGTCTACTGGGGCTATGACAATGATGGTGATGTAGCCAATGGCATAGCTTTAGGTAACAACCTTGTGAAAACACCACAGAAAGAGCCAGAACTGTCCAACCTACATAGGCTGCCGGTGTTTGTTGGCCCCGTTGGTGGGCTTCCTGACACTGGTATACTACGCCAAGGTAACAAGTGGCAAGAACACTTTGGTGAAGCTGTAGTAGCCACTAATGAGGACTTGGGCAAGAACTACAACCGTATGTTGACATTTATCCAGCAAGTTGCTAGAAACGCTGCCAATCCTAAGTGGATAGAGGAAACCCAAGGTGATACAGAGGTGCTTACTGATGAAGCGTTGGATAAATTTGGTGCCCATTTCAAGATAGGACCAGGTGAAAAAATCTACCCACTAGCACCACCCAACATACCAGTAGAACTACGCCAGGGTCTATTTGACTACCAGAATATGTTGCAGCGTGGGTTGTTCCCATCCTCTATATTCGGTAATATCCAGCAAACCATGAGCTACCTTGCTATGGCTAACACTGCCTCTGCATCATTACAGGTATTGACACCATACCTAGAGGCTATCAAGGGTTTGTTCAGTGACATTGATACCTACTGGTACAACATGATGACCAAGAATAACTACAGACCATACAAGTTTGAGAAACCAGCAAACCTACCTGATGAACTGGAGTTTGATGTTGAAGCTAGCATTGAGATTCCTGGGTATCTTATCCAACGAGCCACAGTAGCTAGGATGCTCAACCCTAATTTCAGATTGCCAGTGAAGTGGATTGAGGATAGACTCTTCCCTGAGATTAAGGACCCGGTCAGAGCCCAAGCCCAGGTGAGACAAGAAGATGCCATGATGCATCCCAAAGCCATTATAGTAGACCAGATATTGGCATACAAGGAGCAGGCTAGAGTCCTTAGAGAGTCAGGCAGTCCGGATGCCATGGAGGCAGCCCGCCTTTATGATAAGTTGGCCCAGTCCTTAGAGGGTGAGCTTGGTATGCCTGAGCAGCAGAGACAACCAACAAGGCAACAGTCTGTACCACAAGAGGTGATGCCAAAAGAGCTTACAGAGCCTATTGAGGGTATAGGTAGGATGACATAATGCCAGAACCAATATTTGTCAAACCATCATTAGTGCCGGTTGGTGGTGGTGTTACACCTTTCAAGCCACCAGTAAAGCCTGGACAGAAGCAGAAGGCTGAAACTTGGCAGTCTAA